CATGCCCATACCTCGCATCTGCTCGATGCCGATGATGGTGTGATTGAAACAGTACAGCAAATAGTCGCCGTGCTTGTACTTGCCCAGATTCCAATTGCCCCGCTCGCGCTTTGGGAGGTCCCCCGCTTTGGCGGCGATCAATAGGCGTGACCACTCATCGCCCCATGGATGAGTGGATGTCGTCTCCTCGACGATTCTGGAGGCCTCTGGCGGGTACTTCGCGAGTTCCACCAAACGAGGTAAGTCCCTGTTCTTCCAATTTAGAGTTCCAGGTATTCGTAATATTCGACTCGGGTTTTTACACTTGATGTCCGCAGCTTTTGAGAGTGTGAGCATCCAGCGTTCAAGCAGCTGCACGAACTCGCGCTGTTCTGTTGGCTTAGTCCCAATGCCAACCACTTTGAGTCGCCTGTAACAGTGCAGCCCTTTTCCTGATCTGACAGCGACTGTGACTTTATCAAGCGTTGCAGTCTGATCCAGACCAGTAAGGTCATCGATGTCGCACCAAAGTACACCAGCAGTATGGACGTCATTGTCCCTTCCTCCTTTTCGCCAGCGTGGAAGAACGCCGACGTAAACATCATCTCCAGCGTCACTCCACTGGATACACGCTTCGCCGATGCCGATCCAGTCTGCTTCCGTCCTTGGAAGTTCCCAGAAGCGCATCTGCACTTTTCCCTGATTCATCGTTCGGATCTCGACGAAGCCGTCAGAGTACGGCCCGAAAAGCCATGACAGGAAAGTCACAGCCTCTGATACACGATTCATTCTTACCCCTTATAATCCCTGCATGTCCAAGCAGGTCCCGACACATTACCGCAAACAACCGATTCAGCCCATCGAAATCATCGACGCCTATGGTCTCGACTTCAAAAGAGGAAATGCCCTTAAATACCTTCTCCGCGCAGGTTCAAAGCCTGGCGAAGATAAGACCGACGATCTGCTTAAGGCTGTCTGGTATCTGATCTGTGAACTTCACAGCATCGAGCTCGCCGATGAGATCAACTCACAGCTACTAGTTGATGCCACTCGCGATGCCTAGATATCGACATGTCGCCTCGACTGCTTCGTCCCAGGAATAGGCAACAAACCACAGGTAAGCATCACCAACAGACTCGCGGAATGCGATCTGTCCTGATGTCAGTTTGTTCTTGCCCGCCTTCATTTCAATCCACATCCCGCAGTGTTGCCCCATCTGGATCGGGATGAAGATGTCCCAGACGCCAGCCTTGAGTCCTTCGGACTTCATGCGGCCACCTGTGGCCTTGCTTCGATAGCCACCATTCGGCACAGCGAAGATTGTTCCCAGGCGCGCATCACTTCCAGACATCACCCGACACCAGTTGAAAAACGCGATCTGCTGTTCTGATTCTGTCATAGTTCCATCCTCTCAAAAATCTCCGCTAGCACGTCTGCACCAGCGGCCACCCGAAGTTTGTCGATTGCGCGCACCTGAATCTGCCTGATGCGCTCGCGACTGTAGCCGATCAGGATTCCGACGTCCTCGAGTGAGCGACCATCAGACAGACCATCGAAGCCGAAGCGAAGGCGAAGACATGCAATCTCGCGATCGGTTAGGACTTCCATGACCGTGCGCAGCTGCGCGTAAAGAATCTCTCTGTCTAGACGGTCACCGACAGGAGGTTCACCTGATGGCATGAAGTCGTAGCGACTTTGGCCGTATGCGTTTGGCTCATCAATACTCGACACCAGCTTGACATCGTGCTGGAGGATCTCTGTCAGCGACTTGACGTCGAGTGATTCAATCTGCTTGTGAAGATATCGTGGGTAAGTGTGCACGACCTCACGGACGTACGCAAGCAGTTCCGCCGGTGTTGGAGTCTCACCGTGCTTGACGATGTACTCCTGACGCGAGACTCTGATGTGAGACAGCTTCGCGATGGCGTGTGACGGTAGACGGATGTCTCGACCACGGCTCTCGATGCCGCGACCGATAGCCTGGCGGACCCAGTTGGTCGCGTAGGTGCTGAAGCGGTGACCGAGTGACGGGTCATAGCGCTGGACCGCGTGGTGTAGTCCGAGCATTCCATCGGTCAACATGTCCTCGTGTTCGCATCCACGACCACGAAACTTCTTGGCGATTGCGCTGACCATTCGGACGTTGTGATTGACGAACTCAGCGGTCGCTTTGTCTTTGTCACGCTGGACACCATTCTGGACCATGCGTCCGAGAAAGAACTCCTCATCGGGCGTCAGGAGTCCAGTGGTGCTCGTGCGTCTGCTACCTCGATACTGTGACCAGGTTGTGATGGCGTCAGTCACGAGACTGCATCGCCTGGTGTGCACGGTGATCCGGACTGTTTGGAGTGTTCCAGTCGGACGCCATCATGCATGAGGTCCACACAGCAACGACAATCAAAAGAAAACTGCCGACCATCTGGATGCGGCGCTGTGTCCGGAGGCGGCGCTCGCGCTTGAGCTCACGCTGTGAGCAGATGTCACAGATGCGATGTCCACGGCCATAAGGCACGACGTTCGTGCGATGGCATTCGATGCATGTAAGTTTGATGTTTCTTGTGTCCATTGTCCTAGTCCTATTCTGTCTATTGCGGGAGCTGCTGTCCTGCGCGTTTGCAGTGCAGCCAGTGTGCGACTTCGATCTCTGTGCGACCAACCACGTCAGCGATGCGCTTGATGGTTGAGATGCGTACCGCGTAAGCTCCTGAGAGCATGCGGCACACAGCTGATTTGTTTATGCCGAGTCGCTCAGCGATCTCGACCTGTGTGAATCCATACATGTCATCGTTATACACACAGTTGACACATTATGTCAACCTATGCTAGGATGTTGATGTGGCGGACACCACACGAAGGAACAGGACAATGAAGGCAAACACTGAAACCATAACAATGGCAGAAATATGCAATGACGTAATTCGCACGTACGAAGAACTGTCACCAGGACTTATTGAAGTTATCTGCATGGAGTGTTTGTGCATGTTGAGCGAACAATCTGACGCATATCAACATATGTGGAAATGGATTGACAGCAACATGATCGACTGGGACTACATCTACAAAACAATCAACTAAGGGGGACAGGATGGACGAACGAATAGAAATGAAGTGGAAGTGTGGACACACTGAGACTCACACGTTTGGATACACGACCAACGACATGAAGGCGAAGATGCGCCTCATGGCGTCGACGCTCGGAGTCTGCATGATGTGCAGCACACAAAAAGCAGCTGACGATCACTGGACGCAGATGCAGATTCTGCTTCGGCCACGCACCATCGTGATGACTGGATCACAGCGACAGGTCGAATGGGCACGTCAGATTCGCGCATCGATGTATGACAGTCTCGCTGTCATCCATGACCAGCTGCGCCTGGCGCATCTTGACCAGCATCACGAATGGGGAGCTATTGTGATTGCACTGCGACCCGTGCTCGAGGAGCTGCGCCGCTGGCGCCTGTACACGTACGCTGGTGACATCATCGAGCATCGCAACATCACATGGTCTCAGATGTTTGGAGACGCTTTGAACAGGGCAGGATTAAGAATCAAGGGGTTAACGAAATGACAATGTCGGAAACAATCGGCGCTATCGCGCCAGCGCTGGTCAAGGCCCAGGCTGAGATCAGGCCAATCGTGAAGGACAGCACGAATCCAGCGTTTCGCTCGAAGTACACTTCGCTCGATGCCATCATGGAGGTCGTTCGACCAGTGATGGCGAAACATGGTCTGTTCGTTGTGCAGTCGGTGTTGGACACCATCGACGGTGAGCACAGCACCAGCATCATGGTCGAGAGCCGTGTGATACATGCCAGCGGTGAGTGGATCGCTGGCGTCGTGCAGGTCCCTGTAATGCAACAGACATCGCACGGATTCGGCAGCGCACTCTCGTATGGTCGACGCTATAGCCTGAGCGCGCTTCTGTCGCTGGCATCTGATGAGGATGACGATGGCAATGGAGCGCTCCAGGCTCAACAGGCACGTCCACAGATCAAGCCAGGACCGCCACAGCAGACCACGCTGCGTAAGCTCGCACCAACACCGAAGCCGATACCTGGTTATCATAACGGTAGTCACTTTGTGATCGGAGAAGAGGACCCTAACGCATGACGTCTGAATGCTATTACTGCGGAGTGATGTACTGTCACTCCGCGAAGAAAACAGGCGATCACATGCCAATACCTGAACGAAACGGAGGCACGGACATTGTTCCGTGCTGTGCCGGTTGTCATGACATGAAGGACAGGATTCCACTACACGACTGGCATTCTGTCGCATGGAAAGAAATCAATGCTTCGTGGCCCTTGTACGGACGTTATACAAGG